CATTGTTTTATCACAAACCGTTTAAAACAAAAGATAATGGATACTTTAACAGAAACCATTTCAGAAACCTACATCGCTAAACAACACAATGTATCTGTACATACGGTCAGACGTATTGTTGATAAGGTCGCCTCTACTTTAAAAGTAAATCACAACACACAATTACCTCATCATCTATGTTTTGATGAATTCAAGTCAGTAAAATCTTCTGATAGTACCATGAGTTTTATCTATTGTGATGCACTGACTCATCAACTGATTGACGTTGTACACGACCGTAAATCCAGCACGCTATTAGACTACTTTGCTAGATACGATATCCAGACAAGAAAAGCTGTTAAAACAATTATCATTAAACGCACTCATTCGATTGATGCTATATAAACAACTCAAACTGAGTTTAGAAAGGAATAACGTATGAAACATTATTTGACAATTTATGTAGAAAATGGCGTTAAATATGCAGAAGCATGGATTAAGCCCTAAAATCATTCGGACGCATACTGGGAATTGTTGCGATTGGTGTCGCAATCTAGCTGGTGTATACGATTATCCGAAAGTTCCTAAAGATGTTTACCGTCGACATGGAAATTGTCGGTGTACGGTTGATTACAAACCTGGTGATGGTAAAAAGCAAAATGTTTGGTCTAAAAAGATTGTTGATATATCGAAAATTGAAGAAAGAAAAGAACTAGGTTTATCAGATACTGATAAGCCTTATTTAAGTATAAAAAGGAGTGGTTGAAAAATGTAGGTAAAGGCAAAGTATCAGAAATGAATTATTGGGAACATGAAGGGGTTAAGTACTTTGTTGATGGTAAGCATGTGGTTTTAGATTATTCACAAAAAGAAAAGGAAGTAGCAGAGTGGTTTTCTAAGTTGTTTGGTACTTCGGTATATTTGGTACCAAGAATAAATTATCCGGATTCTGTACATACACCCGATTATTTGATTAAAGATATGAAATTCGACCTAAAAGTAATCACAGGCGCAGGAAAAGGAACGATTGATCAAAATACTAGAAAAGCAAGAATTCAAGCGGAAAACATTATATATGATATTACAGATTCCTCTTTAAGCATTAGAGAAGTAATCGATCAGCTTAATAATATTTATAAAAGTGGACGTAGAGGACTCGATATTGCCGTTATAAAACGATGTAATAAGTTAATTGATATACTACAAAAAAAGAACTGACTTAGGTTCCGACCACAATGTGGACAAGGGGAACCAAACCAGTTCTTATTTATCCTCATTATATATCATTTCGCACAAAAAATCAAAAGTTTATAGTAATATAGGCATTTTTTTCTTATATACAAAAGGAGGTTTAATCATGAACAAACGGATGAAAAAGAAACATTTATTAGAAAAAGAAATTGTAGAATTGAAACAAAAAATGGAGGAAGTCTTCACCAAAGTGACGGTTCTTGAAGAAGCATATGAACAGTTAAAAATCGAAAATGCAAAAATAAGTAAATGTATCCATAAATTTCAAAAGCCGTTTTGGAGACGAAGCTAATCACTTTTCCAAATAAGTTTAGGTGTTTTTATATTTAAGGAGGTATATATGGCAAAAGATGACTATGATGTTATAGTTTTTAAGATATTAACCTATCTTTATAGAAAGTTAAAAAATCGCTATGAAGATGATACTTATTTATATCCTTTAACTAATGATTTTCCAATTAATGAAGATTATTTTATTTCTATATTGGAAGATTTGGAAGAAAAGAAATTCATTAAGAACTTAAAAATAATTAAGTCTTGGGGTGGTGATGTTGTAGGGTATGATTTATCGCAAGTAAAAATAACTGGTGATGGTATCGAATATCTTAGAGATAATTCTAGAATGAAAAAGTTAATTAATTTAGTAAAAGAAGCAAGAACGATAATGAGTTTATGGAATTAGGTATTCACGACTTGTCGGAAGTGCTTTTTTTATTTGCCCAAAACTGTTGAAGGCATTAAAAGCTACAGGGTGAGCGGTTGAAAGGAGTTTTTATGGCTAAAAGAAAGAAAATTGGCAATCAGAATCCTACTCAATCGGTAATCTTACAAAAAACGAAATCAAAATATCAAGAAGCTGTTGATTTATACGAAAAAACAGGTTTAACATGTTACGAGTGGCAAAAGAACTTATTAAAGCCAATTATGGCAATTGATAAGGAACAGTTATGGGTTCATCAAAAATTTGGGTATTCTATTCCACGGCGAAATGGTAAGTCTGAAATTCTCTACATGTTGGAGATATGGGGACTTCACGAAGGTATCAATATATTGCATACAGCTCATAGAATAAGTACATCTCATTCCTCTTTTGAAAAGGTTAAGAAATATCTTGAAAAAATGGGTTATGTGGATGGAAAACATTTTAATTCTATTCGTGCAAAAGGACAAGAAAGAATTGAATTATATGAAACGGGTGGTATTATTCAATTCCGAACAAGAACATCAAATGGTGGACTTGGTGAAGGTTTTGACTTAATGATTATTGATGAGGCACAAGAATACACAACTGAACAAGAATCAGCACTTAAATATACTGTAACAGATAGTGATAATCCCATGACAGTTATGTGTGGTACACCACCAACACCTGTTTCAACAGGGACGGTTTTTACAACTTATCGACAAAATGTGTTATTTGGTAAAACAAAATATTCTGGTTGGGCAGAGTGGTCTGTTGATGAAGAAAAAGAGATTGACGATGTAGAGGCGTGGTATCATTCTAATCCGTCAATGGGATACCATTTAAACGAGCGGAAAATTGAGGCAGAGCTTGGAGAAGATAAGTTAGACCATAATATTCAACGTTTGGGTTACTGGCCACGATATAATCAAAAATCAGCTATTTCTGAAAAAGATTGGGATTGTTTAAAAGTTGAAAATATTTCTCATTTTACAGGTAAATTATTTGTTGGTATAAAATTTGGCAGCAACGGAGAAAATGTTGCGATGAGTGTTGCTGTTAGAATGAATGAAACTATTTTTGTTGAATGTATTGATTGTCAGTCTGTAAGAAATGGCACGCAATGGATTATTCAGTTTCTAAAATCAGCAGATGTGGACAGTATTGTGATTGACGGTGCAGGAAGTCAACAAATACTTGAAAACGAGTTAAAAGACTATAAAATAAAAAGAACTGTCTTACCAACTGTCAAAGAAATTATTACTGCTAATTCTTTATGGGAACAGGGTATTTACCAACAAAGCATTTGCCATAATGGACAACCGTCCTTAAAAAGTGTCGTAACGAATTGTGAAAAGCGAAATATTGGCACAAATGGAGGATTTGGTTATAAATCACAGTTTGAAGATATGGATATTAGTTTAATGGACAGTGCATTACTTGCACACTGGGCTCGTCATTGAAGATAGTGACGGCTACACGATTAAAACCATTGAACAAAATGTGGACGGCAACGCAGATAGTTTAACAGTTGGTGGTGTAGCACGTTACCGGGAACGTTCATTTGACGGGATTGTCGGTTGGATACGTCCACCATACAATAAAAATGAGTCGGTTAAAACAACAGATATAAACGAAGTAGCCCAACAAGTCTTAAATGGTTTGTGGGGGAATGGTGCAGAACGTACTGAATTATTAAAAAAAGCAGGATACAACGTTGAAGACGTACAAGCAAAAGTAAATAGCTTGCTTGGATACAATACGAACGAGAATGAGCGTTCTATTGACGAATTAGCACAAGATGTGATAGACGGTAAGTTAGGTAATGGCGAACAACGAAAACAAGCACTAGGTGACAAGTACGATGCCGTACAAGCGAAAGTGAATGAGTTGTTGACGAAAAGAGAAGATGTGCCAGCTAGCGAACCGGAAAATAAATCAGATGGTGTTTTAAACTACAAAGGTTCTAGTCTTTCACAAGAAGTTTTAGACAAAATAATCGCACTATGCAAACATTACGACATCTTGCCAAGTTATGCCATTACCGTTCTACATTTTGAGGGGTTGTGGGGTACGTCAAATGTTGGTATCATAGATAACAATTGGGCAGGCATGACAATGCCAGATGGCAAAGAAACGGTTGTACGTGATAGTGGTGTGACTGTCACAAAAGGTAGTGCAAGACGACAAATCGAAGGTGGTTATTATATGCACTATGAAACAGTAGACGACTTTTTAAAAGATTGGTTCCATTTAATGAGAAATGGGTATATGTATTGTGTATCCGGTGTTAAGTCCTTTTCTGAATGTGTTAAAGGTATGTTTAAAGTAGGTGGATCATACTATGATTATGCAGCAACTGGTTATGAAAATTACTTGATTGGTATGACAAGTCGATTAGCAGAGATTGAAAAAGTGAATGGTTCGTTATCTAAATATGACGACATGATTTATAAGAAAGAAGAGGTCAAACACGATAAGATAGAAATTGTGTTTGAAAATATTGAAGTGAATATCAACGGAGTACCGTATATATTGAAGAAAAAATAA